CAACAACAGAAGCAGCTCCAGTTAGGAACCATAAAAATTTATTATCATACCAACGAGGTTGTAGTTCTTCATTTATTTTTTCAAGTTCTTTGCTTCTTTTTTGACAAGCATCAATAACATTATCTCGGTTGTTTAATTGTTTCAAAAACATATCTGATCTGGATTGGTATAAATCTATAACAGTATCTTGAACATCAACTACCGTTTGAAGATAATCTATTGAATCACGAAGTAACTGTATTTTATTTGCAAGCAATGTTATTTCTTTTTTATTAAAACAGTAAACCGAATCTTTTTCAGTAGCAAATAAAGCCGTTGTTGAAAAGATTAAAGCCAAAACATATTTCATAATTTACTCACTTAAAAATTTATTGATATACCTGATTGCTTCATTTGAATTTTTTATGGTAGGTTTTCTTCTTTTATTGAAAGAACCTTTTACTTCTTCCAATTTATCTTTTTTTACATTCAATATAGAATCCATTCTATCGGCTTTTTTTTTCAATTCGATGTAATCATATTGGTATTTATTTATCAATGCTTCCAAACTATCTTTTGTTTTTGTTGAAACCTTTATCTGTTCTTTTGATTGTGAATTTTCATAAACATTGTATATCAACAAAATTGAAAGAACGGATATAGCTAAAATTTTTATGTAATTACCAATTCTTTTTTCTAAAACATCTTCCATTTTTTAATCCTTTGCATATGTTGAAACCATTTTTGCTTTACCACGACCAGTTGCACCCTTCTTTCTCTTTCGTGTTATTGCACTTCTTTTTTGTTTTGATGACATTGAAGCGGCTTTTGTAGCGGGAACACATTTTGGATATGCCCTCTTTCCACCTTTTCTTGATTTACTACCGGCAGAGGCACCGCAAGGTGGGTGTCCACCACCTTTTTTCTTACGAGAAATATCAACCCAACGGTCTCTAAACCAGCCGGTTAGGCCACCGGTCGGCTTTTTTCCTTCTATCAATACTGAACGGAAGTATTCTCTAATAATTTCTCTAACTATATTTTCTGTGCATTTATTCATACACATAAATATATGCAAACAATCAAATTATACCAATCCAAGGCAATGATATTGCCGTTCCACTAGATGATGTTCCACTTATTGTTCCAGTTATTGTTTTTTGAAATGCAAGCAATGACATACAAATTGCATTCAAATGAGCTTCTGCATTTCCTAAAACAAAAGAATAAAATAAATTGCCACCCAATGGTGTTGGTGAACCTGGAACTGTAACCACTGGACCTTTTACGGTAGCGGTCATAGCTGGTGCAAATGGAACTGGTGTAAACTTTGCAGATGCCCAATAGCCCATAAATCCAATAGCCATTAAATTATATGCGGATTGATTTACACCACGAGTTGTATCTGCAAAATTAGCATCTAGTGCATTGTTTATAGAACTAGTTAAAAATGCGGTATCACCACTTATCAATTTTGCACCAAAAATAGTTCCTGCAAAACCAACGGTTGATACCTCATATGCTTTTGCCATTATTTCAGCAAAAACTTTTCTATCTGCAACAGCATTAGACTGTAGCAAATCTTTCATAACAGATTTGTATATTCCAGTATTCATGTATTATGTTTTATCTATTGCACCTTTTCCAGAACTTGGCCATCCAAAACGGCAGGACCAATATCTGGCTTTATGTCTTGGTCCAGGAGACTGACAATTATGACGAGCACGGAATGATTTTCTACGAGCAGCATTACTCTTTTTAATACGCATTGTTTTTTTGCCACCCTCACCCTTGTGTCCAAAGTTTACTTTTACAACATTTCCATTTGGTTTTTTAACATAAACAGAAAACTTTTTAGGACCACCTGGTGTTCTGAATGGTTTACCGAGAGAAACTTTTCTTCCACGATATTCAGCTTCATTGACGGAACTCAAACCACTTTCTTGTAAACCAAAATGTAGTTCAGTTATTTTACCACATTCATTCGTTCTATAACTTTCTAACTGGTAAGTTGGGTTTGTGATAATTTCCTTTACATTACGATAACCACCACCAGCAGCTTTGTACGCCTTTACTAATGCACCGGATGCATATGCACTTGGCCATACTTTATATTTTTTCTTAATTCTAGACCTAATACTATTGTAAAGTTTTTTGTTTGTTGGAACTGCTCTCTCAACAATTACTTGTTTCATAAATTTCTCCGTTTTCTTCTTGGTGGTTCATCTATAATATCATTATCATTTATTTCTTCGTAATAATCTTGATGTTCCATTTTTCTAAATTTACCGGCAAATTGTTCTGAAGCAACTGAAAACAACCCGCCAACTACTATGTAAAGGAACCCATCGAATATAAATTGTTCTACTTTTTTATCGTAAAAGGTAGAAAGTATTGCCATAAATATCATTACAAGAAAAGAAAAGAACATCATTATCCTCTTTGATGATATATTACCACCAATTCCTCTAAAAGTTTCCGATACTGGATTAACTTTCCTCAATCCTTTCTCCTAAATCCTTTTCTAGTTGTTCTATGAAATTTTTTCTAAATTCAACAAATTCTTTTTCTATTTTTTCCAAAATTTCTTCTTTGTTAAAAGGAGTTTTCCATTTTTCATTATCACCAAAATCATTTGTAAATTCAAGTCGCGATAATTCACTCGCAATAACATTTTTATCCCTTTCAGCTTCTTTTAACCAAGCAAGTGCATTTTGTTTTACTTTTGTCTTTTCATATTCATCCCATTTACCTTCAAGACGAATTTTATGTTCCATATCAATAACACAATCAAAACACATTCCATGAATACGTTTCATTTTCTGATCAAGTTTTTTTGGCATACCACAGGTGCAAGTTTCTTTGGGACAATTTGGAAATGAATTTAGATATTCATGCAATTCTTGTTGCCATTCTTTTCCAAGTTTTATTTTATATCCATTTCTTTGCTCCCATTCATTTCCATCTTCATCAAACCATTTATCACCGATTTTCCTTGAAAGATTTTTTTCTTTGTCTTCTTCGGTATAGCCAACTTGAACTCTCTCCTGAATTTCATGTTTTCCAGAAAGCAGTTTTTTAACATCATTAAGACTTTCAATTTTTAATTCCATAACATAACCTTTTATTTTATTATTTCTTTGTAAACTTTATTCCAAAATTTTCTCGTTATCATGTGCAATGGTCTTAAACCATTTTTATCTTTTTTAATCTCTTTCATTTTACCACGTTTGGTATTGAATTTAGAAACAATCATATTAAATATATCCACATCAAACCAACCAAATATAGAAATGAAACGAGACTTCAATTCTGATAATTTAGCAGTACGGTCTGATAGTGCAGCAAAAATAGTTTTTGAATCCATTTTGCCAAACGATGGAATATCATATCGAACATGATTTACTACCATATAATAAACATATGGATTCTGAATATCTTTGTAAGTTAAATGACTACTACCATTCCATTTCATCAATCTTTTATAGTCTTTTAATTTTGAAACATCTGATTTATCAACAGCGTAAATTACAACCGTAGAATCACCATCAAATTGTTCAATTACATTTGTTGCATGGAATGGTGTATTTGATTTTTGAATATGTTTAACATTATGACGACGCATTATTGCAAACTTCTCATCATAGGTTAATGGTTTTTCTATTGGATCCGTAATATCATTTGTTACAATTATTACATTGTCTTTATCAAATTTACGGCAAATTCTTTCATATTCTTCACGATGATAAATTGCCATAGGTTGAAATTTGCCAGGATAAATTACAACAATATCCTTGTCCACTAATTCATTTTCATTGAATATGGAAAGGTTCATTTCTTTTATCAATTTGAAAATTTTGTTGTTCATCTTATATTCCCGGTTCTTCTGGCCAAACTATATTGTAAGGATCAGATTGTAATGTTATGTCTCGCAGTGATTGACGATATATTTGCCATTGTTCTTTTTTTTCAGGAGTTAATGGACTATCTGATAATTGAGTCCAATCGCATTCTTTTAATTTTACAGTTCGTCTTTCTCGAATGAAAGACCACATACTATCTAATTCAATTTCAATTTCTAATTCTGTTTTTATTCTATATGTTTGTATTTCAACAACTTCTTGTTCCGTTATTTCATAATAACTACCGTCAGAAATACCATTTTCAGGAATAGATGCGGGTTCAAATCTATATGGAAACCAACCATATGATTTCAATGTTTCTTGATCTAATAAATAAAAATTTGAAATGTTTTTCCAATTTCTTGGCAACATTCTATTACTTTCTTTTACCAAACCATCTTCTACTAATGCATATTTCATCAAACATTCCTAAATTCATTTACATACAAATAAATATGATTACACAACCGAATCCCATAATTTTTTCCAATCAATATACGGATCAAGTTGTCTCTCATACCCCATATGTAATGCTAGCGATGGTATTGGGGTAAAAAGAGTTACTTCCCAACGCCAAATATGATTGATAGTTGTTCCTTCTTGAATTTCATTGGCTTCACCCCACTCGGTCATATATTCTGTTGCACACGTGTAAAATCTACTCCAAAATTTACGGACAATTTCAGGATTACACATGAAAGTGAAAGTTGCATATTTGTTTGTTCTCCAATGTCTATTTTTACCAAGAACAATTCTTGATTCATCTATAAACTTTGCCATATAATTATCTGGATCATCGTATGGATGAATTGCAACTTCTGATCCTAAATTTTTCTTAAATGTTGAATATGCATCAACCATTTCAACTATAGCAGTTGGATAATGCAGGTAATCATCTTCAACAAAATAAACTAAATCTGCATTAGATGAACGACCCCTATCAAATTGAGCATGACCAGAAGCATTCCATCCTCGTAACTCTAATGGATTAAATTCATAAGTGTGTCTTGATGTTTTGAAAATTTCATGTAAAACATCTATCATCTTTTGCGAAGAATGATCGTCATACCAAACGAAGTGTATTTTACCGTCATATTGTTCGGCAGACTGAACTAATGACTTTACACATTTGATAACTAATGTTGTTTTATCAACTCCACAATATCTTGGGGTTGGGTTTGCATGAATATCTATAAAACTATGTGTCCTCAACACAATATCTATGCTCAATTTATTCGTATTCATTATTTAACATATCCTTCTGCTAATTTAGTAAGTTCTTCACGAATTTTTATGAATGGAACATCCCATTCACCGTATTTTTCTTGTCTAAACAATTTGACAGAATCATACCAATTAGAAGTATCTCCAGGAACAACCCACGTATAATATGGCATTATGGGCGTAACCACCCACGTTGGTTTTCCAATAGCCCCGGATAGATGAGCAACTGATGTACATGATGTTATTATCAAATCACAACCAGCAATTATGTTTGCAGTTTCATCCCAAGATTTCATTTGTTCACGCATATCACCAAAAGGTAATCCATCTACAAGATTTTCGTCTCTTTGCAATGAATAAAATGTTGTATTTGGAATATCGTGAAGATCTATCATCAATTCCGGCGGAAATCTTCTGTGTTGTTCATCTTCAAATTCTGGAGAACCACTCCAACGAATACCAACTTTAAGATTTCCAGGTTTTGAAAACAAATTTCTTGGTTCAGATGGAAAGATAAATGGAGAACCATCCAAATCACCATATTCCATTCCGAGAACATACGGAGCAGACATTGCAGGAACCCAATAATCATAATGAGCACACATGATAACTTCATTATCAACACAAATAAATCCATGTCTTGAAAATAAAGGTTTTAATTCCGATGCACACGATACCAAAACTCTTGCACCCATTTCTTGAAATCGTTTAGCAAAACGAAAATTTAGAATTTGATCACCAAATCCACCCTCACACCTAAAAAGAAGTGTTTTATTTTCAAGTGGTTCATCTTTCCAAATCTTTCCAGGAAGTGCAGGTAATCCAAATGTGTTAATGAATCTACCATAATTTAGATGTTCAAATGCCTTCATCATATTACTATGACGCATTTCATGCCATCCCAAATTAAAAAGAACCCTCAAATCATCTTGGGATTGTTCGCGTAGAATTTTTTCACTTATATCTGGTTGTCCATTTATTGCATGACTTAATGCAACATCTAATGGATGAATTTCTTTTTCAAACATAACAAAACCTTTTTATTTTTATATGTAACTAACAAATATACAAAATTTATCGATAATAAGCAAATTTAAGTATATCTTTTTATTATAGCGATATGTGTGGTTGCAGCTGAGGCAGAAACCCAAGATGATAAAGTACCAACTTGAATTGGAGATGATCTGTATATTGTATCACCAAGTCCACCTTGTCCGTTACTATTGTTTCCCCAAAACCAAAGTGTACCATCAGTTTTGGTAAAAATCGCATAAGGACCATTCTTATTATATGAAACATTTTTCCAATCAGTAGAAGTACCAAATGATTGAGAATACGATGTCAATGCAGATGAAGTCCATTGCCATAATGTTCCGTTTGTCTTTATACCAAATTTTGGAACCCCAGCATCGCAGGAAATCATAGACCAATCAGTATCAGTTCCAATCTGAATAGGACTGGATCTGTATAGAAATGCCCAGCTGGTTCCATCTGTTTTTTTTACTGCCATATCCTGCCCCAATAATCTATCCCAATTTGTATCGGTTCCAACTTGGATTGGACTCGATCTAGAGGTTTCATCTACTACCGCTCTACCTATTCCCAATTTTGAATTGAAAGTAGATGTGGACCATCCACCGGCCGTGTATAATACTCCGGATTGATTCATAAATGCAACATGTTCTGTACCCATAGATGCAGATGCCCAATTTGTTAGAGTTCCTACTTGTGTTGGTGAAGAACGATTTGATGATACACCTAAACCTAATTGACCAGATGTGTTCAAACCCCAAGACCAAAGAGTTCCATCTGTTCGTATTCCAAAACTACTATCATTTCTTGCCGAAATTTGTGTCCAATCGGAACGAGTCCCCACTTGTGTTGGTGAAGACAATGTATTGGTTAATCCACTACCAAGTTGTCCAGAAGCGTTACCACCCCATGTCCACAATGTTCCGTCAGAAGCAATGGCCATTGAGTGTAATCTACCAGCTGCAACTTGTGACCAATTAGATAGAACCCCAACTTGTGTTGGTGATGATCTATTACCAGTAAACGGTGTTGTTATTCCTAATTGCCTACTACCACCATTACCCCAAGCCCAAAGTGTACCATCTGATCTGATTGCAATAGTGTGAGATGCACCCGAAGAAATTTGTGTCCAATCGGAACGAGTTCCGATTTGTACTGGAGATGATCGTGTTGCAGTCAATGCCATAGTATTACTTTGTGCCAAATTTCCACTTGTATTCCTTCCCCATGCCCACATTGTTCCATTAGTTTTTAATGCAATGGTAAATGATTCACCTTGTGAAACTGTTTTCCAATTTGTATCAGGTCCAACTTGAACTGGAATTGATCTAAAAGTTGTATCTAATAATCCTAGTTGACCAACTGTATTTGTACCCCAAGTCCATAGTGTATCATCTGTTTTTATAGAAAAATTATGACTATTGCCACTTGAATCTACACCAGCATATATTTTTGACCAGTTTGTATCAATTCCAATTTGAACAGGAAGAGTCTTATTAACATTAGTACCATCACCTAATATCCGTGATGTATTAGCACCCCAACCCCAAAGTTTACCATCAAATCCTATACCATAACCCATATATGCACCCATGGAAAAATTAGAGTAACTTCGTATTTGTGTGTAATCCATGTCTTCATAAACTAATTCGGGTAGTCTACTGTCTCTGGAAAGTCCAGCCTGATCCGATGCACCCCAAACCCAAAGTGTACCATTACTTTTTATAGCAACAGGTGTACCACCTAATGCAAATGTATTAACATACGCCCAATCAGTACCTGTTCCAATTTGTGTTGGTGAGGATCTACTTATGGTGTCATTTTGACCAAGTTCTCCACCTAAATTTCTACCCCAAGACCATAGTGTTCCGTTTGTTTTTAATCCTAATGGTGATATTACAAATTTCCAATTTGTATCTGTTCCAATTTGAACGGGTAATGATCTACTTATTGTAGTATTATCGCCTATTTGACCGTTTTGATTATTTCCCCAAGCCCAAAGTGTACCATCTGTTTTAATTGCATGTGTAAGATTGGCAAAAGCAGATATGTTACTCCAATTTGTATCTGTTCCAACTTGTACGGGAGAAGAACGTCCAATACCAAAACCAGAGGTATTTTGTCCTAATTCACCATTTATATCTTGTCCCGCAGTCCACACTTCATTGAAATAAACTGGTGGAGCAGGTGGTGTTTTTTGTGCAGCTACTATTACATCTTTTATCATAATTAACCCTTAATTTTAATATGCAAGACCACCAACAAATCCATACCAATCGGTTCCACCATTCGGCGTAATAAAACTAACAATGTTTACAGCAGGACCGTTATCCAAATCAGGAGCAATTCCAGATGGCCATTTTACAGACGCCGCCCATGCAACAGTATATGTTGCATCACTATCAAGTATTACCGTAAAACTACCAAGATTAGTAGCAGTTGGTGGATTTGTAATTGTAGATAGAGTTATGTTTGCAGTTTGATTTACATAAAATATATTTCCAAGTGAAAGGTCATATGTTATAGAACCAGCAGAAGAATGATTTATTGTTGTATATTTTTCTTCATAATCTACAAATACTGGAGTATGCAGTGAACCTGATAGAAAAACTGAGCCAGATACGGTTACATTTTGATTGAGTGTGCTAACACGAGATGCAGTTGCTGCATATGATGCAGTTGCTGATATGTTAGTTCCAGTCCATCCGTTAGCACCAATATAAAATCCAGAATTTGCGGAAATACTTCCACCAGTTGTTATTCCTGCATCATTAAAAAACTCTATACCAATTTGCATATCAACGGTTTCATTATTACGATTTATTGTTACCAAATGTGATCCCGTGATATTGTTATCAACACCATTGTATACCAATAAATAATGTGTGCTCAGTTCTGGATAATCAAGTATATCATCCGTTGGACCACTAATAGTGAATCCTAAACCAGATGTTCCGGATGAACCAGCAGCACCACTAACTCCAGAAGTCCCGGATGAACCAGAATTACCAGAAGTTCCACTACTACCATTTTGACCCGATGTTCCAGAAGAACCAGATGTTCCAGAAGAGCCATTGGCTCCAGATGTTCCACTTGAACCAGAAGTTCCACTACTACCATTTTGACCCGATGTTCCAGAAGAACCAGATGTTCCAGAAGAGCCATTGGCTCCAGATGTTCCACTTGAACCAGAACTACCATTGGCTCCAGATGTTCCGGAAGAACCGTTGGCACCAGATGTTCCGGAAGAACCAGATGTTCCTGATGAACCAGATGTTCCTGATGAACCTGAATTTCCAGAAGTTCCGGAAGTTCCGGATGAGCCAGAATTTCCAGATGTTCCGGAAGAACCAGAATTTCCAGATGTTCCGGAAGAACCAGAAGTTCCAGATGTTCCGGAAGAACCAGAAGTTCCCGATGAACCACTTGTTCCATTGGCACCAGAAGTCCCACTACTTCCATTTGCTCCAGAAGTTCCAGATGTTCCGTTTGCGCCAGATGTACCAGATGTTCCAGCAACACCAAATTCAACACCACCAGCGGTTACACCGTCACCTATGTAAAACTTCTTGGTATCTGTTGTGTATATGGGTTCACCTTGAACAGGTGTTATACTTGTTCTATCAGCTTCCGTTCCGCGTCTTAATCGTAGTGGCATTAAAATACTCGTGTAAATTCAATATAAATCATTTTAGTTACCATTTGCATTTATTCTATTAAGCAAACTTCTAAGCAACTCAGTTTCTTCATCAGTCAATGGTGTTTGATTTGATTGAGACGATACATATTTCGAGTTCCATTCACTTTCATGTTCCGGTGTAGCAAGAACAGCAGTGCAACCATCTGGCCATTGGACATCTGAAATACCATCCCATATAACTATATTCGTTACAGAACCATTTTCATCTATCAATGCATATCTCATATTTTATCCTTCCGATATAACTATACATAAACCATCACCACCTTTTCCACCAGCACCAGAAGCAAATCCATTATCGGAAGCGGCACCACCGCCGCCACCGGCACCATATCCACCGTTACCACCATTTCCTGTTGCTTGTCCTGTTTTATATGATCCACCACCACCGCCAGTGTTTAGGTATAAATAATTTCCGATTTGATTGTTACTACCGTTTCCACCATTACCACCATTGGTTCCAGGAGTTCCAAATGTTATTGTAGGAATAATAGTTGTCCAATTACTTGAAGTAACTTGACCACCATTTGTGGTTGTAGTTATATTAGCAGCAGCACCTGCACCTCCGCCGCCGCCCAACATAGTATTAAACCCTAAGCCAGACGAAAGAAATGATGTACCAGTTGTTGTAGTTCCTGAACGGCCTTCGAATGTTGTTGTTACAACCAAAAATCCAGCTGCACCAAACGGTGGCGTTGCAGTTACAGATGTTGATGTCCCACCACCATTCCCATATCCATTTATACCGGTTGCAAGATAACTTCCAAAAGAACTCAATCCACCATTACCACCAGGATTTCCATTTGTATCGTCAGTTGTAACGGAACTACCGGTTGCTCCACCTGCACCAATAGTTACGGAAATAGATGACGATAAGTAAGTTGCATCAAATGCCGCACTTGTATATCCACATGAACTACCACCTGCACCACCACATCTATTGGATGTTGTTGCTCTTCTTGCTCCACTTCCGCCACCACCGCCACCTGGAAGTAAATATACACTTACTTTCTTAGCAAATGCTGGTTTGGTCCACGATTGTGAACCAGATATTACATCTACTTGATATGTGACACCACCAGAACCACCATCAGCAGACAATGTAGTTCCAGACAGTGTTAGTCCACTTCCAAGTGCAATTTCTTCAATGTTTCCTGCACCGGTAGTTGCACGGCCGAGTAATACTGATGATGTGGTTACATTTTGTATTTTAGCGTATGTTACAGCATCATTATCAATCGTCCAAATACTTCCAGAACTTGTTACGGTAATGTCACCCTTATCACCATCGGTTACTATACCAAAGTTTCCACCACCACCAACATCAGTTGGTGTTGCAAATGAACCAAAGTCATATACGGCGGGTGAACTTGATGCAAAAGATGATGTTACTGCATACGATGAACTAATGGCATTGGAAGCAGTTCCTTGAAGTGAACCAGTGAATGATGTTGCTTGAATGGATCCAGTAACACCGTATGACGCATTTAATTGTTTAGAATTTATCCAATTAGAACCGTCATAATATAACAAATCACCAGTTAATGGTGCAGGAACAACAACATTTGCCAAATCATCTAAATTTTGTAAAGCAGCACCACCGCCACCGGCAGATGTTGTATTTCTAAATGTTCCGGCTTGAATAAATTTTGCATCATTTGTATTAGATAAATCAGTTGCATTACCCTTAACAATAATATATCCAAGAAAAATTGCCTGTGTCAATGTATTTTGTATTTCTTCAAATTCTTCAAATGCATAATTTTGAAGAGCAGTTGCAATAGAATTGTAAAGTTCTCTACCGTAATATACACCAAGTGAACCAGTTGAACCAGGAAAATAAAATGCCCGTTGAACAGTATATGAACCACCAGGAACAGAAGATAATCCAGTTGGTGTAGCTGGTGTATTGTAATTACCAACATCAAGAACATTTGTTCCAGTTTGGGTTACAAATGATGATCCAGATTTATAGTATCTAAACAATGTTGGTGCATTTCTGGCATCGTCTTCAACATACGATGGTTTATTTGGATCGTTTGCATAGTTCCTACCTAATGCAAATGCCGTACCAGATGATCTATTTACTGATAATGATGATCCACTTGCAGATAATGTATGACCTCCAATTTTTATTGGACCAAATGAACGGATAAATTCATAGGTTTGTTGTGCGATAGCATATGAAGGCACTGTGAATGTTCTTACTTGATTTATATTAGTTCTATTGGGGTGAACAACCGATCCAATTTGAATGATAGTATCAAAATCGCCATTTGTTGGTGCAGTCATGGATTGTATCAAACTTCCAGAAGAGTTTACTGTAAGCCAAGTTGTATCTGCGTTTGCTAAATTTGTTATTGATTGATTGGTAAAATTCGGCCAAGAAACATATTGTATGGTTGGATATGGTTCATCATATTGAGTTGCATTCATATCGACTATTATACCCGAACCAGAACTTACACTAAAAGTTGTTCCACCAACAGAACCACTAACGATTCCACCATAAAGAATACCAGTGTATAAATTTCCCTCTAACCAACGAAGACGAACAGTATTTGTATATGGTCCGCTGTATTGTGTAAAATACAAATCATTGGTTGAACCACTTGTGTAGATATATGAAGCAGACTTGTCTGTTGGTATTGTCAATTCTGAAACCGACTGTAATCCCAGATAACCAGTTATATCTTCACTACCAGTGATGAATAAACTGCCAGTTAAATTTGTTCTACCAATAAGTGTATTTGATCCAGTTGTAATCAGTGATCCAGTTATTACAACACCATTAGAAGCAGTTACAGATGCAAGATGTGCCTGACTACCACTTACTACAAGTTTTTTCCAATTAGACAAAATAGAACTCCACAGTTTATATCAATACCAATAAATATGTTGATTTATAGTTTCAACAGATTTTCTATGTGAGGTTTTACCATGTCAAATGTAATAGATTTTGTACATTCAAACTGTCTTTCAGTTCCTTTATGTTCCGGACACCAATTCCAATCTCCTCTGTCAAACAGGTGTTTAGCAAAACAACCATGACAAACATCAGTATTTATTATACGAACAACATCTGATTTCATTTCTTGATATGGTTCAGAAAAACCACTTATCAATACAGTTGGAACATTAAGTGCCCAAGCATACCAAGTCAATCCACTACCAAGACCTATAAACATTTTAGAACCCAACAGTATTGATCCAATTTCATCCAAAGATTTTTTATTTATTTTTTTAACACCGATTGGTTGTTTATTCCCCATATAACCATCTTCTTCGCTGGAAATTAGGTAAACATCAATACCAATAGAGTTAAAATAATCAACCAATTCTTGCCAGCCGGTTGGATTATTCCAGTATTTTGCCTGAGCAGTAGAGTGTGTTGCAATACAAACATATGGCCTTTCTGCCTCATATTTTGGCAATTCTATTATTCTTGGTTTAATTTCTTTATATTCTAATCCAAGTATATCAGTAATTGTTTCTTGTAGAGACATTTTATTTGGATCATTTGGATTCATATTTCTGTTATATCCATTTGAATCGTAAAACCAACCTATTTTATAGGTTGCATAACAGTCGGGAATTTCATCAAATGTATGAACAAATTTTAATTCAGGATAAACACTTTCAAACAAATAAGAGTTGAAAGCAGTTACATATGTTTTACATCCATGTTTTTTTCTAAATTCATCTACATATGGAATCCATGCTATAGTATCTCCCAATGATTTTGAATCCAAAAGTATCAAAACTTTTTTATCTTTTAGATCAAAATCGTGTTCAATTACATTATTTTTTGAATCAGTTACTATAACTTTCCAATTTGAATAATACTTTTTATTTGTTTTTGCCCAAGAATTTGTTGATACTGAACTGGAGTATACAAGTTCATTCTTATTTGCATCTATAAATTTTATTTCATATTTTTCTGGTTTTTGTCCACTTATATTTACTTTTGCACCATCATTGAAAGTAATTTTTATCAAGTTTCTATGATTTATTTTTTTAATAGATTTATACATATTCAATGATTTATTTTTCATATCACTTTTTGATATGTCTTTGTATAGATTTTCTAATTTGAATACAACATTTTTCCAATCATATTTTTGCACACTTTCTAATGTTTTTTGTTGTTCCGAATCATAATTGGACAACACATGATTTATTTTCTCAGATATTTCATTGTAATCTCTATCAGCATTAAGAGTATACAAATCTCCAGAACAATCAGTTGTAATTACTGGCAATCCAGAAGCAGCGGCTTCTAAAATAGTTAAAGGTGGGTGTCCAGCTTCAATACTAGTTGCATGAATTAACATACTGTGATTTCTATAAATTTCCTTTAATTCATCGGAAGTTGCATCGTAAATAACATTAACGTTTGGTAGAAGAAGATTTTTATTTTTGTTAAAAAAGTTTAAGTTACTGTCTGTTGGACCAACAATAGTAATGTCTAAATTTAATTTTTCCGCAGCTCTGATTGCATATCGAAATCCTTTTCTATCGAATGTTGGATTTGCACTCACACCGTTATTTCCAACACACAACAATTTTCCATTTTTATTACCGCCGGGATAATACTCGTCCAAAGATATACCGTGTTCCAAATAAATTGGAATACCCTCAAAATAATCTATTAAAAATTTTGCAGGAACTATTGAAATATCCGCGAGTTTCATTGCAAGCAAATTATTCAAATACAAAGATGTATTATTTCCTTGAAGATATGCATTATGATCATGAAATGTGTAAACATACGGAATACCGTTTTCATATAAATGTAATGCTTGATTCCACATATGAACATGAACTATGTCATATTCACCTGGATTGATTTCATTCAAATACTTTATGTCTACTTCATGTCCTAATTTTTTCAATTCTAAACTATAATACCAAATTATTTTTTCAACTGCACCCCAATTTTTTGGAGGTATTTCCATGTGACCTGGATTTATTTGCACAATTCTCATAATCAAAACACCTTAAATTTTTTATCATAACCATCTATATCAGATTTTCCGTCAAATTGAGTTACTATTGTTTTATATGTTATTCCAACATTTATATCATTTTTATTTGAAATGTTTGTTAAATACAAATCTAATGCATCCCATTTTTCAGTCAGTAGTAAATTTTTAATTTTGTTCTTAAAATGTTTTCCTATGACAATACATTGGCAACCAATTACTTTATCTGAAATGAAAATATGTTTAGAAACTTCTTTTCTTGTGACTGATTGTAGTATACCATTTTCTAGATCATATGGTCCACCAAATGAAACAAAATCTATTATGTTTCTCTCGAAAAGATTTATAGCATGATTCATTATTTCATTGAAAGTTGTAATGTCATTTATTTTTGCATCACCTTCAAAAACTATAAGTGCATCTAAATCAGAATCAAATTCTGATAAAATTACATTCTTAAATGATTCGTAGCAACCATAATGTGCTGGTGTTAATGAATTTGATTTTAATTCCAAACTAACATCATTTGGTCTATTGCATTTTGAAACGGGAGGTAAATCTGTATACAACTCGTTGAAATGTTTTACATAATTTATTCCAATAGATTCAATTTGAGATATGTTTTCTATGGATTTTGATTGTTTATCAGATTCTATATTTAATAAAAATTGAACCGCTTTAATTTTTTTTTTATTTTTTTTTACAAAATGAATAGTTCCAGCATCACTATCCTCGTATGTTTGAGTTATATCATCATTCGTATGACTACTTTGGTCACGGATTTGAGAAATGACAAAACCGTGTGATAGTATTTTTTCTACCATTTTTTTAGCAACACCATTTTGATTACTGTGATATTCTATCAAAAAGGAATCTGTAATATCAAATATGTAATCTTCAAGATTTTCTATAACATCATATTCAGCACCTTCTACATCCATTTTAATCAAATCTATTTTTGTTATACCATTCTCTTGTATAAATGTATTTAATGATATAGATTCAACAGTATTTTCAGCAGCATATCCTTGTGCAAGAACATGGCTTCTGTTAATAGATCCAATTGTGGAATTGTTTTCTGATGTATAAAATGTTATACCGTCATCGTGTGTGTAAACCGCCTTTTTAATCAATTCGTAATTGTCATAATCTTTCAAAATTGATTTTATATTTTTTTCAGTTTTATTATTTGGTTCAAACGCGTAAACTTTTTTACAACCTTTATTCAATAGATACAATGTAAACAAACCATTATTAGCACCAATATCAAAAACAGTATCTAAATTTTCAATGTTATAGCAATCATATTGACCATTAACAAACATTTCATTGTAATTAAAAAATATACAATCAAATGGGTTATCAACATTCAATACAACATTCCTTTTTTTATCAACATCTTTGATAATCAACTCATGTGATTCTACTAATGAATTATCAGAAGAATATATTTCAACATTAAACCCTCTAAATGTATCATCTTTCATAAAATCATAAACGTGTTTTGGGCTTGGTATTGTCCAATATGTATTTTTATCATGGAAAACTGCTTCAAACCAATATATCGGAACATTTGAATCAATATCCTTTATTGATATTTTTGCATCAAATCTTTTTTCTTTATCATATGATATTTCTATTTTATTATCATCATCTATGAATTTTAATTTGAACATTTTTTCGTGAATATATTTTCTTTCATATTTAAGACCAAGTTCTGAACATATCAATTCTTTGTTAAATTCCAAATCTTCAAAATTTAGATATTTTATTGTATTGTATTTGTCATACATATTCATATAAACTGGAAGATTGTATATCAATGACGGTATACCATAACCTATCGCCTCTCGTATAACAAGTGGGCTAGTTTCTTTGTCATTTGAATTTCCTCTTGATGTAAATAAAAACAAATCCATACAAGAATAGAAATTATCAACATCACCACGCTCTCCCCAAATCTTAACATTAGGCGGACAATTTTCAAGTAAAGGTTTCCAATAATTTTGAAAATTACTAGCTTGATTTCCAATAAAATGAAATTGAATAGGATAATCAACCATAGATTTTGCATAATCAAAAATTTCTGATTGATTTTTTCTTGGGGTAAAAAGTCCAACATTAAGTATGTGTTTTATATTTGGATCCAGTCCAAGTTGTATTAAAGCTTCGTCTCTGTTTTGTCTTTCTTTATATTCTATATCAGATTCTATTATAGATATTGGTATTTTCAATTTAGAAAATTCTTGTCTTTGGTATTCTGAAATCAAGGCAACCTTATCGGGAAAAAATTCTTTACTAGATGCCTTAAATGATGAATCGTGTGAAGTTTCAATTATTACATATTTTCTATCAATATCATATAACTTAACAGTATCATTGTAATCCATAAACAATTCTGGAATTTCTTGTAAATGTATTATGTCTGGTTCAATGTTATCTATGATTGATTGTAATTCAATATCCCCATTTTTCAAAGAATAAAATTTATCACCTAAAAGGTTTACAATTTGTTTTCTTTGAACAACAAAAATATCAGCTATCATTCTATATTCAATACAATACACATCAACGTCATTCATTATTTTTTTTATTAGTGATAGTGTATATTGAGGTAGGCCACCTGTGGAAAGATGTGGCACAATAAACAAAACTTTTTTCACGAAACACCTTTATAGGTTAGATATTTTTCAAATTTATTTTAGATATAATTGCTGAAGTTTGTAAACAAGATCATATACAACTTGAACTTCTTTGCCCTTGAATGTGCAATCAGATACTAATTTCAATAAAAACTCCAACTCCTCCTTGGAAAAAGGAGGAATTGGAGGTATCTGACTATTTTCATTATTTTCTTTTTTAACTAAACCCATGATAAAACCTATTATTTTTCTCATAACAAATATACAAAATTTTAAGAATATATCCAAATGTTTCCTGTATTACTATCAACAAAAATTGTTCCAAATCCACTTGCACCACCGTAAACTGGAGTTGATGCAGGATTTGAAGTTCCTTCTTGTATCACACCCATAAATGCATCAGGAGTAATTGATGTTGGTGTATTCTGTGTTCCATCAAGATTGTTTTGAAGTGCCCAACGATCTGCACTGGCATCAATACCCAAAGCATATCCTGTTGTTGCACCTTGTTGAACTACAATACCACCATCCGTGTTTCCATCTGATCCAGATGCAAACAATGCCCATTGATCCTCAACTGTAAGTGTTGTTGTATTGACATTAGTTGTTGTTCCATTTACAACCAAATCACCTGCAATAGTTACATTTGCACCATTCAAAGTGATTGCAGTAGTATTATCACTTGCCTTAATATCATTACCACCTACTTTCAAATCACCAGCAACAGCAACATCACCAGTTCCACTAAATGTTAATGCAGTTGTTCCACCAGACATTTTAACATCATTACCACCAACGGTAATATCGCCTGTTAAAGTTACATCAACGAATTGTGGACTATCACCTGTTTGAAGACCAGTATCAACATCGGTTTGAACACCATTGATTACTGCACGAACTGTGCCTTGTGATGGTGAACTAAATGAAGAACCACTAACTGTTCCAGCAGGAAGAGCAGAAACAACACCACTTGTAAATGTTGTTGATGATGTATTCAAAGTAATTTCGGGTGTGCTTCCTTCACCAGTTGTTGCACTTGAAACAAGAGCACCAGAACCAGAGACAGTAGCAACATAATTACCAGTTGTATCTGTTCCAAGAGCAACAGAATTAGCTTGTATAGTTGCAACACCAGTTGATGCATTGATAAGAATATCACCACTTACACCAGCATACGATGCAGATGTAAAAAATGTCTGTAATGATCCGGAATTAACAGCAATACTATCTGATGAATCAACTACCAATCCACCACCAGCAATATCAGTTAGCAAATTAGACCAACTTATTTGTTTATTACCACTGGTTGCATTACCAGAATCATCATTTATGAAAAATTTTGTATTTACACTATCTGTTATATCAGTTAGCACAGTTGTTGGAAATGTAGGTGTTGCTGTTACACCTATTAAATTACTACCATCACCGGCAAAGGAACCTGTGAAAGAACCAGTCAATCGGGTATCTGCTTGTGTTGGTTGAATTTGTTGATTAGTACCGACTAATACTCCAACCGATGCACTCACCGATGCAAGTTCGGCTACACTACCCGATACTATAAGTTTTTTCCACGTTGCCATTTAATTCTCCAAAATTGAGTTGTTTATATGAATAAATATAGATTACTTCCCGAAATTACTAAACTACCTGTTGAATCAATCATTGGTAATTCATTTGTTGTTGGTAGTATCAATTTTCCATCAATAGAAAGACTACCTGTTATTGTCATTGATCCAGTTACTTGGTGTGTATCATCTAATGTATCACCAAAACGAGATGATCCAGATACAAGTAGTGTTTGATAATTTACTACCGAAGAAGAAACCACATAAGTTCTAGCGGTTATTGTTCCACCAACCAAAAGATTTCCGTCAAAGTTTGCATTGGTTGCATACAGAGTATTAAATCTTGGTGAATCTGTTTCTGCCAATCCCAATACACCTCTTTGACCAGATCCTGATATTATGTTTGTTCCAAATAGATGTGTAATTGTCTGTGTTGAACTTGATACTATACCACTTGGTTTACTTAAAATGTTATCCCAATAAACACTACCACTCAATTCACCATCAGTTACAAATCCTAAATCTTGAATTTGTTGTGATGATGAAATTACACCAGAAAATACACCACTAAAAAGTGGAGCAGTTATCGTTCCTTGTGATGTTAATGATCCACTTAAAAACAATGAACCAGTAAATTGGTGAGTATCATCTACGGTATCGCCGAATTGTGTTGAACCCGATGCTTTTATTGACTGTATATCAACGATAGAAGATGATACAACATAGGTTCTAGCCGTGAGTGTTCCATCTATAAAAGCATTTCCATCTATTGTTAAGTTACTACCGGATATATTACCAAATACAACATTATCGGTTGTTCCCAATCCAATAGAACTTCTCTGACTCGAAGATGATATTATTCCAGTTCCACCTAATACTTGGATAGAGCTAGATACGATACCACTTGGCTTATTTACAATGTTATTCCAATCGGAAGAAGTAATGAATCCAAAATTCTGTATTTGTTGCGAAGATGATATAGTTCCAGCAGCAACAAGGTTGGTAAGACCACTACCATCACCAACAAATGTTCCATATACTGATCCAGATACATAAACTGAACCTGTAAATTGATGTGTGTCTAATATATCGTTACCGAATATATTTGAACCACTACTAAATGATTGGGTTACATTTATCACCGATGATGATATTATCAATTGTCTAGCAGTTAAATCACCAGTCAGAGTAAGGTTGTTAAATGTTGGTGAGTCTGTGGTTGCAAGTCCTAACACGCTTCTTTGTGCAGAACTTGATATTATATTTGTTCCCGAAAGATGTGAAAGTGTCTGTGTGGATGATGACACAGTTCCAGAAGGCATAGATGCAGGTGAAAGATTGGTTAATTGTGAACCATCTCCTTTGAAGTAATAAGCATCTACCGTTCCAGACACAGCCAATAATGTAACAAGAGATCCAGTTCCGTCAAGAAGTGTTGAATCATCAACGGGATCGGTTTGAAGCAATCTATAATAAGATTCGGAAACAAATAGATTGGTTAAGTCTCTTTGTGTACTTGGCAATTATTCTCTCTCATTAGATAGAATTAAATATGATAATTCTACTATAAATATGGAAAAGATTTTTTATGACATAATAATTACGGTATGTTGTAACATAGTTGGGGCAGCAGTAAAGAAAAGCGTTACATCATTACTATTATCAGCATTTGCAGTATACAGTTGATTATTATTTGGTGCCGCATTTGGAGCAAATAGTTGGCCGGTGGCATTTTCTCGGATGAATACCATTACATTTTGAGTTCCAAGATTATGTGTAAATGTAAATGTTTGATTCAATCCATTTCCAAATTGTGATGTGTATTTACCAACACTCGTTCCACTAGTTCCAGATGTTCCATTATTTCCACTTGTACCACTTGTTCCATATGTCTGACCTGATGTTCCTGATGTTCCGTTTTCACCGGAAGTTCCAGAAGAACCGGGAATACCAAATGCACCATCTGCACCAGATGTTCCGGATGTTCCGGTTGTCCCACTGGTTCCACTTGTTCCCGCAGTTCCAGATGTACCAGATGTTCCGGTTGTTCCTGATGATCCAGCTAACCCATTAAATCCAGACGTTCCAGATGTACCACTTGTTCCAGAACTACCATTAGCACCAGAAGTTCCACTTGTTCCAGACGTTCCGCTTGTTCCTGATGTCCCGTTTGAACCAGATGTTCCAGAACTACCGGCTATCGATGACAATGATATTTTCCATAGACTATAAGTTCCACTTCCCTCAAAATCAGTAAAACTTATTATCAATTCTCCAGTTCCAGAATTGTATGATGTAATAACTCCATACATTTTATTTGCAATATCATAAACAGCAACAACATCTTGTCCAGTAATATATGCCAAACCTATATCAACTGTAAATGTCTTTGAACCAGTTCCTATTGTATTCGATGTTGTAGATGATGTTGAATACTTATCGCCATTTGCACCAGATGTTCCCGATGTTCCACTCGATCCTGTGTTTCCAGATGTTCCACTTGTTCCAGTTGTGCCAGAAATTCCACTTGTTCCAGTTGTGCCAGAAGTTCCACTTGTTCCAGTTGTGCCAGAAGTTCCTGATGATCCAGAACTACCATTGGCACCAGAAGTTCCCGCAGTTCCAGATGTTCCATATGTATACCCACTTGTACCAGCAGTTCCTGCAGTTCCAGATGTTCCAGTTGTGCCAGAAGTTCCACTTGTTCCAGTTGTGCCAGAAGTTCCACTTGTTCCATTATTTCCAGATGTTCCAGATGTTCCATCCGCTCCATCATCTCCAGATAGACCAATTTTCCAAACTGCATATGTCCCACTACCAAATGCAGATGTAACATTTATGACTAACTCACCGGTTCCTGATGTATATGAAGTTACAACTCCTGACATATAGTTGGTTAAATCGTAAGCCGCAATTATAGACTGTGCAGTAATATATGCAAGACCAATATCAACCGTGAATGTTTTTGTTCCGGTTCCTATTGAATTTGAAGTTGTAGATGTTGTTGAATACTTATCACCATTTGCACCAGATGTTCCAGATGTTCCAGGAGCACCAGAGGTTCCACTAGTTCCACTCGTTCCGTATGTTTGTCCAGATGTTCCAGATGTTCCTCCTGATCCAGTTGCACCCGCAGGACCAGTTGCTCCGGTTGCTCCATTTGCACCAGATGTACCAGCTGTTCCCGATGTACCAGATGTGCCACTTGTTCCAGAAGTTCCAGCTCCACCGGTTCCACCACTACCGAATGTTCCGCCATTGATGATGGCGTTCTGTATAGTTACAACACATCCGTCCCATTTGATATAAGACTCACCACAAGTTCCATTACTACAAGAACCTCCACCGGATGTTCCACTAGTGCCAAAAATTGGATTGTATGATCCACTCCAACCCAAAAGAAATTCTGAACTTGAACCCAATATAAATAAATCAAAACTTGAAGGTGTGGATCCAAAATTGAATGTTGAACCACATTCATTTATCATGTTTATACTATTTTGGGAAAATGTTCCTGGTTGTAAATTATATGGATTTCCGGTTGTTAATCCCCAACCAAAACTTGATGGATTATTTGGATTTGATATTGCATTCTGAACACCTTGATATTGGTATGGGTTTATTGCTGAACCAGATGTTGTTTGTCCAACACCTTGTTGAAAATTGGCATAAAGTTGCATACCACTTGAAGTTGTTTGGGATAAAAATGCAGATCCTGTTATCATATTATCATCACCATATATGTAATGATTACCACCAACAAAAAATACATCTTCACTTACCGTTTCAACATTTGATTCACGTAAAGTATCATTGAAATACTGAAATTTTATATCCAAGTGTTCTAATTTATGATTTTGTTCTATCGGAACATAAAGTTTTGTTCTCTTTGGAGTAAATCCAGGTTCAACAAGTTCTGTTACTCTTATATTTTGTAAAACAACTCCAGGATTTGTTACAAAAGCAAGATTTCCATAACCATTATTATCAACTACTATTGGAATTTTTTCCTTAAAACTGATTTCTTTGGTGGAAGGAACTGATACAGTTTTCAAAAATTTTCCATGTTCACTGTCCGGTATGAAAGAACTTCCAGAGATATAAACATTCAAAGACGGTTGTCTTTTATCGAATCTGCTAAAATATGTAAATCCATCAAAAGATAATTCATAAACGGTATCTTTGTAATAGTATGTTTGAACATCAGTTGATTGCGATATTTTTATAGCACCGCTTTGATTTGTTATTTCTTCTCCAGAGTTAAGAACAACATCTATACCTGTAAATTTTGGTGAATTAAACAAACTTGCAGTTGGATCAACTGTTACATTTATAGGAGTTACATCCCAATAATTTACAGAAGATATTATGCGTGTTGTGTTTGTTCCAGCACTTCTATACGGAATACTATATGAAAATTTTCCAATTTCGGTATCAATATCAATAGAATTTTCATCTACTAATATATTTTTAGTTTCTATTTTTCCATCGTAAATAGTTTTGAAATCGGCAGAAGGATCTTGTTTACTCTTTGCCAATACTTTTATACGAGTAACTTCACCAACTGTTGGATCTATTTCATTTAATTCTATTTTTGCATAATTTTTAACATTTTGGGTAATGTTTTTAGCAGAAGGAGATTGATTATATGACAAAGTGAAACTTTGATTTTCAGCATAAAGTATATCAGTATTCTGACCATCATTTCCTAATACCCGTAATCTATCGTTTAATGTAATTACATTTCTATCAACAAAAGATATAGACGATGTATAGGATAGAGATTGGGTTTGATAGCCGATTATTGGTTGAATTGTAGGGGATAATGTTGAAGTGGTTATTTGACCATTCAAATAACTGGATTCAAATGTTTGACCAGTTGATATTATTTTTGGAGTTCCATTGTCTAATTCGTATCTACCAAAAATTGATGTTGTTGTTTTTTTAGTTTGAGTTGTAAATTTGTCTTCTATCAGAGAATACTTGCGCTCTGTTATGTTTATACTTGGATTTTTTTCAAAAAGAATATCATTATCATTCGGTTTGAACTTATCCAATGTAATCTTGTAAACAAATTTTATATTATTTTGTTTTATATCATTTAATGCCAATCTATTTAATGATAAATCAACATTTGACGTTCCAACAAAAGTTATTGTAGATGGACCAAGAGCCGCTGAAGAATATACATAAACTGCAATTATTTGCGTTCCATCATTTTCTTCAGCAGTTGTTACATGACTAAATATACTATAACCGTTTCTATCAAGAACTTCAATGTATATTGGATAATTTTGTGAAAGATTATTGAAATTTGGTTTTATTTTGAAACCATTTTTTCCGGCAGAAAAATAACTTGGAATAGATGTTATATTAAAAAAGTTAGTAGATAACGTTGAGGTATCTAGAAACCTTGTATTAGTATTTAATAAATCCCGTTTAAGTCTTTTATATTCTACCATCCTAGCTCTCTATTTTAGAAAATCCGTTTTCTTTTTTAATCTCAATATGATTATCTACCATATCCCGAACACTATCTATGTGCGATATAAGTATTACAAACTCAAATTGTGTTTTCAAATACTCCATGAACAGAGAGAAGTTTGCCATTATTGTTGGATCCATTACACCCAATCCTTCGTCTATGGCAATAAAGTTTGGTCTTGGTAAAG